TTACTTCCACTCAATCCAGCAACAGAAAAGGGCCAGCAATGACCGATCAGGAAAATTCAACCGGCAAGGAATTGCGACAGTTTATCGAGCGCTACGAGCGCTTGGATGCTGAAAAGAAAGACGCCGCCGAAATGCAGAAGGAGGTTATGGCCGAAGCCAAGGGGCGCGGTTATGACACAAAGGTTCTGCGGATCGTAATCGCGGAGCGCAAGCGTGACGCGAACGACTTGGCCGAAGAGCAGTCGATTACAGATATTTACAAAGCCGCATTGGGGATGACGTAATGGGATTGATGGGTGTAGGCACAAATCGGCCTGAAGTTTCAAAAAATCAAAAAGAACGGCCTTGGGGGTATAAAATTATTAAATCTTTTTGTAGGAATGGCCGAGAGTATCAATTGCACGCCACAAAGGGATGGCGTTCACTTTCCATAAAAAAAGGCTCTAAGGAATGAAAAATATAACAATCGCAGGCAACATCGGCAAAGATGCTGAAATTCGATCAGCGGGCAGCAGTCAAGTCACTGGATGGACCGTCGCAGTTGACGACGGTTTTGGTGACAAGAAAACGACAATCTGGTTTGATTGCAACTGGTGGGGCAATCGCGGCGAAAAGGTTGCGCCCTACATTCAAAAGGGCGGCAAGATTACTGTTTGCGGCGAATTGTCAAAGCGCGAACACGATGGGAAGACGTATTTGACCGTAAACGTTTCCGACGTGACGCTGCAAAGCCGGGCCGATGATGGTCAAGGTGGAGGATCGTATCAAGAGCCGCAGCGGGATCAGTCGCCGCCGGTATCAGATGACGAGATCCCATTTTAGTTCTTGATCGTTCTAAGTTAAAAGATTAAAGTATAGCAAGCGAGACAAGCAACCTCGCTTGCGAACAGCAACACAAGGGAAATACAATGACCGAAACATCAACAGGAATTGCCAACATTGCAAAGGCGCTTGCGACAGCGCAAGGCGCAATGGGTAAGGCTTTGAAGTCTGCCAACAACCCGCATTTCAAATCAAAATACGCCGACCTTGCCAGCGTGTCTGACGCATGTATGCCTGCCCTAAACGCGGCAGGGATTGCAGTAATCCAGCCCACTGGGGAGGATGATCTGGGCCGCTACGTTGAAACGGTTCTTATTCATGGCGACACTGGCGAAAGCCTAAAGTGCCGCGTTCCTTTGATCGTAGGTAAAAACGACATGCAAGCCTATGGCTCGGCAGTAACATACGCTCGCAGATATGGGCTTATGTCTATGACCGGCGTAGCACCAGAGGATGACGACGGAAACGCGGCAGGAAAGAACGCACCGGCAGCGCGACCCGCTGCAAAGCCTGATGCGCCAACCGACGAAGCCGTGACAAATGCCAAGGCAATGCTTGTCGATGCTGATGACATGGCCGACCTTGCCCGGATCTGGGGCAACATTCCCAAGCCAGTGCAGCACGTTCAAAGCGTTTGCGATGCTAAAGACGCACGCAAGGCGGAATTGCAAATCTTAGCGGAGCAAGCACAATGACCAATGCAAACACACGCGCGGTAAGTGGAGACAACAACCCGCCCAGCCCTATGGAAGTCTGCGCCAGCTTGCACGACGCAACAATTTCGGAGGCTGGCAACTGGTCCGACGGTGAGTTGGTCGAGAATGAAGCGCAAATGGCGGCGGTCGAGTTGCTTATTAAGGGCATAAAGTCTTACCGCTCGGATTTGAAAAAGGCTGGCGAGGAGGTGACTAAACCTTTGACCGACGCGCACAAAGCTGGCGTTGCATCGGTCAAGGTCTGGACTGTTGATGCCGATGCTTTGCAGGCTTGCCTTATCAGCGCAATCACGCCTTACAAAACAAAGGTCGCTGCGGAAAAAGCGGCTGCAGCACAGGCGTTGTGGGTAGAGACGGAACGCAAGCGGGTCGCAGCGGCAGAGTTGGAGGAGGCAGCCGCGTTTTCGTCTGACATTGAGGTCCAGCGTCGGGCGCAAGCGGCTAAAGCTGACGCGCTGGCAGCAGAGAACGCAAGCAAGGCGGCAACTAAAGACAAGCCAAAAGGTTTTAGGACAGTGCAGCGCCATGCGGTCGAGGACATGCGCGCGCTTGTTAATTGGATCGCCACAAATGACAAGGCAGCAATGGCAGAATTTGCAACGGAATACGCCCGGCGCAACCACGCAGACATTCCTGACGCGGTTGTGCGGTCTTGGTCTGAAAAGGTGGTTGCGTGACCGATTACGGCAAGCAGTGCGTTTTGGATCGCTTGACCCAGTGCTGTGATCTGGTTTCGCTGCGGATACGGTGGGGCAATTTGGGAGTTGCGTATCAGCGCGACCCCGACATTATCGCCCACAAGGATAAGTTAAAGGAGCAAATGTCGTGAATAAAAAATTAAAAGTTTTAGATTTATTCAGCGGCATCGGCGGGTTTAGCCTTGGCCTTGAACGCACGGGTGGGTTTGAAACGGTTGCTTTCTGCGAGATTGAACCGTTCCCCCGTAAATTATTAAAGAAACATTGGCCGGAGGTGCCGCAGTATGAAGACGTTACCAAACTCACAGGCGACATTCTTAAACGAGACGGCATTTCCGTTGATGTCATCACAGGCGGTTTCCCGTGCCAAGACATTAGCTGCGCTGGAAAGCAAGCTGGCATCAAAGAAGGAACCCGCAGCGGATTATGGTCCGAAATCGTCCGACTTGTTGGCGAGTTATCACCCCGCTACGTCATCGTGGAGAACGTCGCAGCGTTGCTTAGTGGCCCAAGTGAACAACGAGGGGGATGGTTTGGCCGAATTCTCGGAGACCTGGCCGAGTGCGGGTATGATGCAGAATGGGAAAACATACCGGCAGCAGCCGTGGGCGCTCCCCACCGTCGCGAAAGGGTCTGGATTGTGGCCTACCGTGGGCACGCGGGGTTACAACAACGAGGGGGACTTAATTGGGCTAGCGAGAAAAGTGGGCAGCTTGGAAGAAATGAGCGGGATGGCATATCGAGCGGCATCAAAAAAGAAAGCCAGGATTTACAAGGAATACAGCCGACAAGTGTGGCCGACGCCAACAGCCAGAGACTACAAGGGCGGACGCAAGCCGGAAACCCTAGCAGCAGCGGGGCGGGGCGCTACCAACTCTTTGAACGATGCGCTAACATGCCAAGGGCAGCATGGGGCGCTGAACCCGCCGTGGGTCGAGTGGCTAATGGGGTTTCCTCAAGGGTGGACCGACTTAAAGGATTAGGAAACGCCGTTGTGCCTCAAATCCCTGAACTAATAGGCCGCGCAATACTGGCAGCAGAGGAAAACACATGCCGATGATTTACCTTGTGGGGCCAAGCCAGCGAGAATATGCAGCCCGCGCCCTATCTATAGCACCTGACAACGCGGTTGTGAGCATTACAAAACCCACACGGACCCTGCCCCAAAACCGAAAGCTGTGGGCCATGCTCCAAGACGTGAGCGCGGCAAAGCCCGAAGGGCGACAGTGGGTGCGGGAAACATGGAAGGCGGCGTTTATGCAATCGCTGGGCCACCAGTGCCAATTTGCGGAAGGGTTAGATGGATCAGGGCCGTTTCCGATTGGATTTAGTTCGTCAAAGTTGAACGTGGCGCAGATGGGCGACTTGATCGAGGTTATCTATGCCTACGGATCGCAGCACGGCGTAGATTGGACCGAAGCCAAAAGATCCGGATGGATGGAATGAAGCGCACCGGGTTTAAGCAAAGCGCCAAACCATTCAAAGCAAAAACGCGCAAGCCGATAAAAACCAAGAGTGCCAAGCGCACCGCACAACACGCGTCACAGGCGGGCAAAGACGATCTGGCGCACATGGGCCGCGTAAGGGACTGCCCGTGCATCATATGCCTGACCCACGGCGAAACACAAAACACACCGACGGAGGCGCACCATGTAATTATGGGGCGCTTTGGTTCGTTAAAGACCCCGGCCGCAGACTGCATTGCGCTTTGCATCGATCACCACCGGGGCGCAAACGACAAGTCTAAGCCTGCAATTCACCGCAGCCCGAAGGCGTGGTTTGAAAAGTACGGGCTGGATACCGATTACAGCCAGCAGCAACGTGACTATTTGCAAAAGTATGCAGATTAGGCGTTGTCGTGACGCGACGCACGGCGTAGGGTAATTATAGAAACGCAAACAAGGGAACGAAAAAATGACATCAACAAAAGACCACGGCGGACCAGCTTTCCCAATGCCGCAAGGCGGACGCGGCGGAATGACGCTTCGGGATTACTTTGCAGGGCAAGTTTTATCGGGCACTAACGCTCTCAACCTTTCTGAATTTCCAGAACGTTGCGCTAGAGAAGCATACCGCACTTCGGACGCAATGATTGAGGCACGCAAATGAAGCAGACAGCTAAAGCCAAAGAACGGGCAAACCTCAAGGCGGGCAACGTCGCGGTGCGGGGTTGGATCCCGCTTGACGATTATCGCAAGTTTTACGAAATGACCGAAGCCGCACAAATAGCAACCGAAGAAAAGGAACCGAAATAATGCAAACATTCTTGACCCGCACCGTGCAGAACATCTTTCCATTCAGCACGCTGCCGCCAATTGATTACACAAACCATGAGGCGACCGTAGCAAGCCTTGAAGCGCGCAAGGCATACGCTAGGGCGCAAGTGGTGCCTGTTGTGCGTCTAAGCGCCCCCACAATGCCTGTCGCGGTTAACGCAAAGCCGAAAGCGAGAACCGCTGCCGATGTCGTGCGCAAAATGGAGCAGCGTCAAAAGGCCGTTGTTAAGCTAATCCAGTCTGGCGCGACTGTAACCGAAATTGTCAACGCACTTGGCGCGTCTAAAAGCACGATCCGAACGGATTGCCTTTTCCTTGGCATTGAACCTAAACAGCGGCCACCGAAGATTGATCCAAACATCGGCGTTTTTTACCGCAAGTGCGCGGCCTCGGGTATGACAAAAAATGAAACAGCAATCGCAGCCGGGGTATCGCCTTCCTCGGTGTCCGTCTGGTCCGCCGCAAATCCAACGTGCGTATTCGGTGCAAGGTCATATGCCATGTTAAAGCAAAACGCACGCAAGCGAGCAAAGGACACTGACAATGAATAAGACATTTGCAGAACTAGGCTACAACGTGGGCGACACGGTGCGCTGTGTAGTTGGAGACGGTAATCACCCATATAAATGTGGCACAAAGTACACCCTTGAAACCTTTGAGCAGCAACCAGTAATCAAAGGAGGTTACAACGGCTACAGCGCATCATGGGAACTGGTATCACGAGCCGGATCAACAGACGCAGATGGCGGATATTTTAATTGGAGTGACATGACTCCAGAGGCGCAAGATGCGTTGCTGCTGGCGTATCACAACGGGCCAACCATTAAACAGTCTGGGGATAATTTCAGATGGGTTGATTTCAATCGCAAACCCATGTGGCTTAATGCCATAAAATACCGCGTAAAGCCTGCGGACCCTGTTGTTGTGACGCATGAAGTTTCGGGCAGGCATCAACTCTTTTGGGGCTATCTTACAAACGAAGACGACACACACAAGTTTACTTACAACACAATTGACGGTGTGATTGATTGTTCGTCGGTTAAAATTGTGGAGATTGATAAGCCTTGACACTATCGCAGGAATGATGCAAATTAGGTGCATGGATCGTCATTGTTCCTTTCTTTGTTGCTAGTGGCCCGCTTTTCCTCCCAGTTTGGGCGGGCCACGACAAAACCTCCCCAAATTAGGTAAGGCCAGCACTTGACCACCAAAGCGCAGCAATTACGGAACAAGCGGGGGCAATCAACGCCACAGGCCGTAAGCAAGCCGTCACAGGGCATTGTCGCATCATTGGGTCACAACCATACCTCAACGCCAACAAGCGAGCGTCTGGCGCGTGGCAACTGGTCGACACCAAGCAAAGACACAGTAGGGCCATACGTTGACAGATCGTGCGATATGATCGGGAGCTTGCTGGTTCAAGGCCACATAACACCACAGCAAGAGCAGACAGCCCGCGACTTCTCGCAGGTCTATGCCGCCTATAAAGCCGAAATCGGTATCGCAGAAAGTAAGTCCTGCCTTGCCGTATCGTCGGGCGGGTTTGACAGTGGCGACGGGGATCCGGACGTATACAAACGCTATTACGCAATGCGCGACAAGATCGGGCGTGTTCGCACAGCAATGTTGCAGGACGAATGTTTCAAAATGACAGACGACAGGCCGAACAGCATATTAGCCCTGCGCGATGGGCTGGATCGTTTGGCGGGTTGACTCACCGCTAAAACGTGCTATTTATTGGGGTGACTAATTGCGTTTTTTTATGTCGGGTTGGGGAAGTGGCATCCCGTCTGGTTCATACCCAGAAGATCGTCGGTTCGAGTCCGACACCCGCAACCAAATTGCGTTTGATGTTGTGTGATGCGATACAAGTGAGGCTTGGACTCTTTGAAACGCCGCTGAATGGTTAGCGTCACACATCATGAGGCGCGGGAGAGTATTGCGACAATTACGTTTTATTTCATTGATCGTATTCAGCGAACCTGCACCTCAATACTACCAAAAGCCTGCCCCATAAACAGGGCGGGCCTTTTCTATAGGCGGGATGCCTTAACGATTAAACAAAGGCGGGAAGCCAAAATGACGGACCAAAAATGGCCAGCAGATAAAGTCGAGCGCCGCAATGTCGCGGATCTTATCCCATACGCACGCAACAGCCGCACGCATAGCGAAGAGCAGGTGGGCCAGATTGCAGCATCCATCAAGGAGTGGGGTTGGACGGTTCCCGTCCTGATCGAGCCTGACGGCGGATTGATTGCAGGCCACGGGCGGATCTTGGCAGCGCAAAAGCTGGGGATCAAAGACGTTCCTTGCATGGTTGCCGAAGGATGGACCGAAGCGCAAAAGAAAGCCTATGTAATTGCAGACAACAAACTGGCGATCAATGCCGGTTGGGATGATGCAATGCTCAAAGTTGAGTTGGGCGAACTTGATGCGATGGACTTCGATCTGACAATGACAGGTTTTGATCTGGACGAAATGGCGGCTTTGTTTGATGAGCCTGAATTTGCGCCAGGGACTGAAGACGATCAAGGCAAGCTAGACGAACTTGCGCCTAAAATGGTAACATGCCCGCACTGTGCGGCAGAATGGGATTTGAGAGAACATGGGCAAGGCTGATCTGCGCATAGATTGGGCCACGCACGCGGCGGCCAAGTACGCTTGTGAGAATTGGCATTATTCGGGATGCATCCCGAAGTCAAAATTGTCAAAAGTCGGCGTCTGGGAAAATAGTGTATTTATTGGTGTTGTGATTTACGGTTGCGGCGCAACGCCTAACTTGGGCAAACCTTACGACCTTGAACAGAATCAATGCGTCGAGTTAGTCAGGATTGCATTAACAAACCACATAACTCCAGTTTCTAGAATCGCTGCAATATCTACAAAATGGATGCACAAGAACAACCCAAATTTAAGGTTAATTGTTTCGTTTGCTGACACGTCACAAGGTCATCATGGCGGGATTTATCAGGCCGGAAATTGGGTTTATAATGGGCAAGGGGCCGCTGCAAAGTTTTACATGATCAGAGGGAAATTAACGCATCCCAGAACATTGGGTTCGGCAGGGTTAAAACAAAACATTGACGGCGCAAGACGCCGTGACAAAAACGCATCCGTGGTTATCGTGCCGGGCAAGCACCGTTACCTGATGCCACTTGACGCAGAAATGCGCAAACAGATTGCGCCATTATCTAAGCCATACCCTAAGCGTGTGAAGCAGGCGACCACTGGCGACCAGCCAGCAGGGCGGCAGTGCGACACTGACCCACACGCTCCAAATTCTACAACGGGCGGGACGCCCTAACGAAAGGGCGGGAAGCCTATGACTAAGAAAAACGGACGACCGCTTTATGATCTGACAGACGAGCGGTTTGCAACCATTGTCGGGATGATGAAAATCCAATGCACGCAGGATGAAATCTGCGCCATTTTTGAGGTGGACGAAAAGACGCTTAACGTCGCATTAAAGCGTCGAGGCGAAGGTAGTTTTTCCGCTTTATATAAAAAGAACCAAAGCCACGGCAAAGCGTCACTGCGGCGCAACCAATGGAAAGCTGCTGATAAGGGCGTGCCGTCGATCTTAATTTGGCTTGGTAAGCAACACTTAGGCCAAAAGGATCAGGTCGAAAGCGTTGGAACAGTTGACATGCACCACTTTGACGGATGGGAGATTGAACGTGCGCAAGCCGATACGCCTGACGCTGACTGAACCCCAAGAGCGGTTCTTAATGTCAACGGCAAAGCATCCCGCTTTTGTTGCGGGTTTCGGGGCGGGCAAAACCGAGGTGATGATCTGGTCGGCAATCAGTGACGCCGCGCACAGTTCCACGGCTTTGATCGGCCTGTATGCGCCAACCTACGATCTTGTGCGCCTTATCACAGCACCAAGGCTGTGCGCACGGCTGACAAAAATCGGCGTGCCGCACAAATGGAACAAGTCAGAAAACATCGTCTACACATCTTGGCCGCGCTTTGGTGACTTTGTCCTGCGCACAATGGACAACCCCGAACGCATTATTGGTTACGAAACATACCGCGCGCACGTTGACGAATTGGACACGCTCAAGGCAGTCAACGCCCGCAAAGTATGGAACCAGATCGTCGCGCGTAATCGGCAAAAGCCCGAAGGCATCAAGCGACCTTTCAACCGCGTATCAGCTTACACAACGCCCGAAGGTTTTCGGTTTGTCTATGAACGCTGGGCAAAAGAGCCAACGCCGGGCTATGAATACTTCCAAGCGCCAACGTACAGCAACCCAAAGCTGCCGGACGATTACGTTGACAACCTGCGCGCCACGTACCCCGCTGAACTGATCGACGCATATATCGAGGGCATGTTCACAAACCTGACATCGGGCAGCGTTTACACGTCTTACAACCGCGAGACACAGCGCAGCAGCGAGACAATCAGGGACCGCGAACCGATACGCCTTGGGATGGACTTCAACGTCGGAAACATGGCCGCGTGCGCCTTTGTTCTGCGCGAAAACGTCTGGCACTGCGTTGACGAAATCAAGGGCGGCGTTGACACCCCGTCAATGATTGACACGCTAAAATCACGTTACGAGGGCCACACGATTACGATCTACCCGGATGCAAGCGGCAAAAACGCCAGCAGCAAGGGCGCGTCATTATCCGACATTGGGCTGTTGCGAAACGCGGGCTATACGATCCGCGCAAGGCCAAGCAACCCCCGCGTTAAGGACCGCGTGCTGGCCGTCAACATGGGCTTTCAGTCTGGCCGGTTGTTCGTCAACCCTGACACATGCCCAGAGACAGCGCGTTGCCTTGAACAGCAACCATATGACAAGAATGGCGAGCCTGACAAGACAACCGGCCTCGACCACCAAAACGACGCCTTTGGCTATCCGCTGGCGTATGAAATGCCAGTCGTAAAGCCAACCATGACATCAACCGCACTGCCATTTTAAGGATGAACCCAATGCCAAGGACTGAAAAGCAAGAGCAAGAACGGGCAGCACTTGGCCGCGATTGGGATTTCCTTGCAGCGTCATTGCAATCAGAAGCGCAAATAAGAAACGACGCGCACGACCTGCACGAAGAAATTGAAAGCCTGATCTACTTCTACGCGGGCCGCGTCACGCTTGCCAATGCAGTCGGCATACTTGAAGTAATTAAACACGACCTAATCACAGGAACGAGATAAAATGTCTGACAGCGTAAACACAAGAACGGCTGTTATGGCCAAAATGATTGAGGCATCGGCAAAGGGTCGGGCGTTAATGGGCGGGTCTGACGCCATGCGTAAGGAGGGCAAGAACTACCTGCCAAAGTTCAAGGCCGAAGCCGACGAAGATTATCAAGCGCGGCTTGCATCATCTTGGTTGTTCAACGGGATGCGCAAGACGGTCAAAGACATGACTGGCCGCGTGTTTTCTAAGCCGATTGAAATCAGCGAAGGGCCAGAGCGTCTCAAAGAGTTTGCCACCGACATAAACATGCAAGGGCAGGATTTAAGCGCCTTCGCGTCTGACGTGTTCAAAGATGCGTTTGTGCCGGGCGTTTCGTATATCATGGTTGATGCACCTCGCCGCGATGGTGACACAACGCGCGCGCAAGCCAGCGCCTTGGGGTTGCGGCCTTACATGTCCCACTTGAGCGTTGAAAATATCTTAGGCTTCAAAACAGAAATGTTTAACAACGTGCTGGCGTTGTCTATGCTGCGTATTTCGGAAAGCATAAGCGTTGACGACCCGCAAGACGAATTTGCGCAGGTAACGGTCGACCAAGTGCGGGTTATTACGCGCCGCGACGGCGTTGTTTTCGTGCGGGTATATCGCAAAAACGCAAAAGACAAGTTTGTACTGCACGACGAATACTTGACCGACGCGGAAGAAATTACAGTTATTCCGTTCTACGCACAGCGCACAGGGTTTTTCACTGGCGAACCGGTGCTTGAGGATTTGGCCGATGTCAACATTGCGCACTGGCAATCGCAATCAGACCAGCGCAACATTCTGCATTTTGCCCGCGTGCCGATCCTGTTTGCGTCTGGTCGCGGTGACGATGAACCGCTTGTTATCAGCGCAAGCCAAGCTGTCACGTCGCGCGATGCCGATGCCAAGCTGTCGTGGGTTGAACATTCTGGGCAGGCGATTGGCGCTGGGCGCACTGATCTGAAAGACCTTGAGTTTCAAATGCAGGCGCTGGGCTTGCAGCTACTGGTCGAAAGCAATGAGACGGCCACAGGGGCGGCGCTGGATGCGGTTAAAGAAACATCTACGCTGTCTATGATGGCGGACAACCTCAAGGACGCGCTCGAACAGGCTTTGTTCTGGATGGCGTTTTATGCTGGGCTGCCGGAAGAAAATATCACGGTGCAGGTCAACAAGGAATTTGGCATCACGCCGCTGACCGCGCAGGAAGTGCAGGTTATGCAATCTGATGTGTCGCTTGGCTTATTGTCAAAAGAAGCGTATTATGAGGAACGCAAACGGCGCGGGTTCCTGCGTCCTGATCTGGATACAGAAACCGACATGGACGCAATCAGCGAGGAAGCGCCGGACCTAACGGGCGATGCGCTTGATCTCACGGGGCCAAGCGCTGTTGATAACGCGCTTGCCGCATTGAATGGGGGTTGACGAATGAATTACGGGAAAAAGCCAACAACCAAACGCAAGCCAAAGCCAAAGAAGTAGGGCCGCAAATGAATGATGATCTAGGCGAGTTTGTCGGCAAGGGCTTTGCGTTGTTGCGTGACCGGCTAAAGGCTGTCGAGGCGCGTAAGCCGATCAATGGCATTGATGGGCAAGACGGCAAGAATGGGGCTGACGGGACGGACGGTGCAGATGGATCGGACGGGCAAAATGGCATCAACGGCCTTGACGGCGGGACTGGATTGGACGGAGACAACGGCACTGACGGGCGAGACGGTTCAAGAGGTGCCGATGGGTCGAATGGTCTGGACGGCAAAGACGGGCAAGATGGAATTGACGGGCAAGACGGGGCCGATGGGACAAACGGCATAAACGGCCAAAACGGACTGGACGGCAAAGACGCCACAGCAACAGACGGCAAAGACGGCGTGGGCGTTGACAACACAAGCGTAGACAAACGCGGGCATCTTATCGTCACACTGACAGACGGGCGCGAGATCGACGCGGGCAAGGTCAAGGGCAAAGACGGGTCACAGTTCCACGGGATGATTGCAGGCGGGCCAAGCGCGGCCAGCACAGCAGCCCCGCAGTCAATTATCTATGTGACATCGCCAGACCAGCTTGCAGGCACGTTACAAAGCGACAAGCTGTATTTTATAGACGGCACTGTTGACATGGGGTCAACGCAAATCGTTGTGCCAGCAAGCGGCTTGAGCATTGGCGGCGCTGGGTTTGACGTGTCGTGTCTCACAAGCACGGCGGACAACTACACAATGTTTGTCAACGCGGCTGGGTCGTATTCGGGCAACCTGTATTTAACAAGCCTTGACGTAATCGTAAGCGGCGCGTTATCGCAGGTCTTTGATCTGGACGCCAAAGAAAACGACAGCAATATCGAATTCAACAGCACCAACTTTATCACATGCACATCACTGGGCGAGGCCGCTAACTTTCGGCAGGGGCTTGCGCGCAATGTCGGATGGGTAAGCATCACGGACGGGTTGACGCTTTCCGGCACATGGGCGGGCGGTTTTGCTGCGTTTGACAGCATTATAGTAGGCGCGCCAATGTCCGGCGTGTTGTTCCGCGCGGGTGCGGGCTTTACGCTGGGCGGTTCTTTCCGTTCCAACATCAACGCGCTGTCACTCGGCACAAACGGCGGCATATTCTGCGACTTTGCGCCGGCCAACATTTTACTTGATGCGGGCTTTGCATTATCAGGTCTGCGGACAAACCCGCTATCTAACACCCTGCCAAACATGCCAGCCACATCGACCAAGGCACTTATTAAGGATTGCGTGGGCATTGGAAACACGTACCCCGGCGCCGCGCACGTTCCCGTTGCCGACAGCGTTATCACTATCACGGCGCAAAACACCTTGACGCAAATCACGGGTGCAATGACGCTTGTAGAACCGTACTGGTTTAGCACGGCCAACACCAACGGGCTGCGGTCTGATTGCGCACAGGCGGTCGAGGGACGCGCGGACGGCACTATGTCGTTTTCAGGGCAGGCGAATACTGAAATATCCGTCCAGCTTCGCCACTTTATTGCGGCAACGTCCATTTATGAAAACGTCGGGCCGGAATACGAGGCGACAATTAACGGCGGGTTACTTGGCACGCTGGCAAGCAACGTGTCGTTTGGCGCAACCGTGACCATGCAGCAGGGCGACCGCGCGGAAGTCTGGGTTAAAAACCGATCAGGCACAAACGACATTACGCTAAAATCCGGCGGGCAGTTTGAAGTATTGGGGCGGTAATGGCATCTGCAAACGATAAAATCCTTGACGCAATGCAAACCCGTGCGCTGGACCTGCAAAGGCTGGCGGCTGGGCAGGCGCGTGATGTGAATAAATTCCTCACGGAACTTCAAGGCGACATTGTTGCACAGCTTGCGCGGGTTGATCCAACTGGCATTGGCAGCATATCGCGCCGCGCTGCACGGCTGGAAAAGCTACTCGATCAGGTCAAGGCCACAATCGTTGCATCCTATCGCAGCGAAGGAAAGCGGCTGGCGAATGAACTGCGCGAGATTGCGGACATGGAAGCGCGGTTCGCTGTCGCGGCTATCAACAACAGTGCGGGCGTGCAGCTTATCACGTCAGAACTGACGCGCGGGCAGATAGTGGCCATTACGGGCGATCTGTTGCTTCAGGGCGCACCAGTTGCCGAAACCCTATCACGGCAAGCTGGCGACACGCTCAAGCGGTTTACGGACAACATGCGGCTTGGCATTGCACAGGGCGAAACAAACGCGCAGTTGATCCGGCGGATTCGGGGCGGAAAGCAGAATGGCGAGGTGGTCAAGGGCTTTATGGACATCACGCGCAGCCATGCCGACAGCCTTGTGAGATCCGCAACGCAAGCAGTTTCGCAGGCATCGCGGCAAGCGGTCTATGCCGAAAATGACGACATCGTAAAGGCCGAACAGTGGGTAAGCACAATTGATCTGCGCACCACAACCGAATGTGGCGCGCGCGACGGGCTGACATATACCGTCGGCACGCATGAACCGATTGACCACACATTGCCTTGGGGCGGCGGGCCGGGCAACCTGCACTGGGGCTGTCGATCAACATCTGCGCCGGTGCTAAAGTCTTTCCGCGAGTTGGGTTTTGACATTGACGAAATGACGGACACAACGCGGTCGAGCC